CAAACGGGGGTCGCAAGCGGCGACACTCAAGGGCCAGTAGAGTATTACTCAACTGGCTACTCCATGCTGCCGAAAGGCATGGATATCGGCGACGGACTTGAGTGGCTAGAGGCGTGGCAAAACGAGTATGACCTGACCGCCCTATTGGGGCAGAAACCGATATGCGGTGGTGTGTCGGTTGCGGAAGTCCTTAAAAGGCTGGTTGATGCGCAAAAGAGTTGCAGCAGCAATAAGCTGCTGGCTGCGGCGGTGACTGGCCTATTGCCGCTCGGCGGGGTTTTAAAATTCTTTCGGGGAGGTAGCACAGTCCCTATATGGGTGGTGTCGGTTGTGGGCGGCGCGGAGTGGCAATGGGACTCTACTTTCTCACGGGCGGAGCAAGTTTAAAAAAAGGAAAAATAAATATGAATAAAAAACAAAAGGAACAGCTCGCTAACATGAGGATGCTTTTACGAGCACTACAGGGCAAAGCCAGCGTAGAAGCCGCTGGGAAAAAACTAAACAAGGCGCAGGTAGAATTACTCGCATATGCTATGTATGCCCGCGCTATCGGAGTAAAGGTTTGACTAAATAAATAAACAAAAAAAGGAAAAATAAATATGAAAAAAACAGTAAAAAGTAAAAAAGTAACTAAGGCAATCTTTGCATTGCCAGATGGTTTGGAGTACAAAAACAGCCAGCATCTGCTGGCCATGGCCAGCGACTGGCTCTTGTCCCGTGATGGGATGGACGGCAGGCGTCCTAAGAAGGGAAAGCCTGCTTACAGGCAACCTCTCCAAAAAATGGTTTTGGAGCAAGGACAGCCGTATAGTGTATCTATGCTTTGGTCAGAAGTCAAAGGTCTGCCGCTTGCGGCAGTAAAACCGCCAAGTCTGGTAGAGTTGGAGGCGGGTTATACCGCCTACGAAATGCCCCTGCGCGGGGCGATCGGGGCGAACCCTGTTTTGCTCTTAGGGGAGAGCGAGGACTGGAGGCTGGTGGTGTATCTTAACTGCGCCTCATGGGCGCACAAAGCGGCGTGCGTAGCCGCAGAGACGGCCAACGCCCGCAACCACGCACTTCTCAAGTGCGTAGAGGAAGCGGAACTTTGGTTCATCTAATCAGATAAACCTTAACAAAGATAGCCCATGACAATATGGGCTATCTTCTTTTTGTCCAGACAGGCTATATGCCGTGGCAAGCGACATTCCAGTTTGCTCCCTTTTAGTATTAACTTGTCCTGACAGTGGGCAAGCGACTTTCCAGTTTCGAGCAATTTATTATTAACTTGTATTGCCACCGAAACAGAGGTAAGCGATCGTTTCACTTTGCATCCATGAAGGTATTAACTTGTATTACCACTGGAACAACGGTAAGCGACTTCTCCCTTTGCACTCCCGAAAGTATTAACTTGTTCTGACATGGTAGTGCAACCTACTAACTTGTGTTGCCGTGTTGGTGCAAGCCCTTAAAACTTGGCTAAGCCCACCAAGTGACTCCCAAGACTGTTAGGTAGCTCCTAGCCCCCTCCTAGCTCCATTAAACCGCCCCTGATAGGCACACCCTTTTGATAATTTAGACCTAAATTCCATATTTTCGCTGGTTTAAAATTCTTTTTACTTGGCATCATTATTAACTTGTGCTACCAAGTTGGTGTTGCTATAATGAGTGCGTTGACAATCATAGTATAGTAACAACCAAAAAGGAGCCAACGATGAAAACTTATCAGCAGATGAACAAGACGCAGCAGGCAGTTGCCGTGAATACTGCCTCTAACTACTTACTTTTAATCGAGATGGGTCAGTATAGCCACCCACCCGTAACTTTGGTGGAGCTTAAATCGGCTTTGACTGCCTATGACGCGGCGGCTAAAGTGATTAAGCGTGAGATTTATTTGAAACAGCAAGCCAAAAAGAGCGAGCGTTCAGTTTAAACCATTTCCTACGACTGCCGAGTGGCAGCGGCGGGGGCGGCAGCCCCTTGAAGTTTTGTATCGTTCCTTCTTCAAGGGCTGCCGTTAGTTTTGAAAAAAGGAATATTAATAAAGGAAATCACAGTTATGAAAGAACTATTGAGTTTGAAGGTAGCGTTATTAGCGGACTATTTTTGTGAGCACTACAAAGTTTACCTTATTTTGGGCTGCTTGTTGATTGGCATTGTTGTCCCTATTCTCCTTGCCCAGCTTGCCCGCCTTCCCGAAGGTGGTGTCCCTCCTGCTGGATGGAAAGTTGAAGTCCTCGACTCTTCGGCGTTTATCAATCGAGTCAAGCAGGTGACTGCACCAGACGGTCGCACATGGATTATTTACGAAGCCGATACGGGCGGCTGCTTGGAGCTAGACCGCGTTGACCCAACGCAGAATTTTGGAATAGAAGAATTTCGTGCAACAGAAGAATTTCGTGCAACAGAAGAATTTCGGTAAAACTTGGTAAAAACCTAAAAAGGAGTATCAATATGGCAAAAGTATGCAAACATTGTGGGCTTCCAGAAGCGAAGCATTATAACCCCGCGCCTTTACTTCCTTCGGTAGCTGCCCCTTCGGTAGTTGCTAAGGAGGAAGACGCACCTAATAAGGACAAAAAGCGAATCGTGGTAGATGTAGATGATGAAGAGCTTTCGCATTTGGAACAAGCAGAAGCCCGCAAGAAGTTTATTGCGGCGCAACTGGATGGCATAAGACCTAGGCTTATTCAAGCCATGGCCGACTATATCATTCCCAAGCTCGCTTGCCCTTTTGCACCTTCTATTAAGCGCGAGAACCCTCGGGTTAAGTCATTCAGTTCACTATTCACTTGGGAGGCTTGCTGATTATGGAAACACCAGAATATAAGTTCGGCGATTTGATTCTTTGCGCTTTATCCCCTACTGCCCCTGCGGAGGATTGGGTTTTGCAAGTGTTCCTTGGTCAGTGTGAAACGGGCGACTGTTTATGCACGACCGTAGAGGGGTTTAGGACAGCCTCTAAAACAGATAAGTCGGCTCCTTTTTATCGGATGCCCTATTATCAGCCTTATGTCTCTCCTACTCGGAAGATGACTGCGAAAGAATTAGCAGGGAAATGGGTTCGCAATATAAAAGACGGGCCCGCTAGGTTAGTCATCGGTATCTCTCAAAGCGGCGACGATTTTATCTACGCGGCTTTGCTAAGCATGGACGAGGATAGAGAAATCGGAGAGTTTAAGGCTTCGGATATGAAAGAATACTCAGAAAACCCTGGCGACGATAATTCGTGGAAATCAACGGAGGTAGCGCGATGAAATTATTTAGACCTAAATTATCTCAGGAGCCAAAAGCTCCTAAAATTCCTAGCGAAGTTACTAAGCTGCTGGAGCTTGTTGCTTCGGGGCATATCCACTCCCTCGAAAAACAAACGCGCTACTGCCAGTGGGCGGTGAGCGATTACTTATTTGTGTTCGGCGAGCACACTTTAGTTTGGACAGACTCTTGTTTGCTCGTCCAGACCGAAGTTACGCCGAAGCTCGGCGGCGGCATCCGCTGTATTAGGGACGAGTGGGGTATTCTAACCAAGCCGCACACGGTGTATAAGTTCCCCACCCCGTTACTCGGGAGTAGCTTGCGAGCTTTGCATAATGTGGTGTCTCCTTACTTTGGGGAAGAGCGTTATGAGAAGTATAATCATTCGGGCGGCGAACGGATTGTAGTCAAGAAGCCTGTAGCTTTCTTGACCAAGATGAAGAGAATAGATGGCAAAGTTAATCTATTCTCATTAGAAGACGGACAAGCAGACCCTTGCTGGATAAGCGCAGCTTACCTCGACAAAATCGTTGCTATCTTGGAAGCGTATGATGTTTCGGCAGTTGAAATTACATTCGCAGCAAAAGACTCGGTGCGCCCCACGGAGTGCTTTGAGTTTATCAGCGACGATATTTACATCGTGTGTAGTGCTATGTTCAACCAGGTAGCTGAAAAACCGCTGAAAGAAGAAGACGGGCGCGTTAAGCTTTCTTCCGCTGATTGCGGTAACATTGGGCGCAGCGTAGCTAAGAAAGTAGTTGTTGTAACGGAAGACGACGATGAAGATTAAAAAGTATTCGGCTCCTACGATTCTGCCGACTAATGCACCCAAGCCCGTCTTGGTGGATAGAAAATGGAGGAATTTGTTAAACAAGATAGGCTGGCGATGGCTCCCTTCCATGCGCCTGATACGCGGGAGTGTTAAAGGAAAGCGGTGGCTGATGCACAAGTATATTGCAACAAAATTAGCTAAGAAGCCTTGGGACGAAGTATTCTTTGAAAACGGCGACCGCTTCGACATGCGCCTAGTTAATCTGCGCCCTTACGACCGCTCTTTCGACGGCGCGACCAGAAAAGTGTTCAAAGGGCGCAAAAGAAAGGGCGTTTATTTCAACCGCTCTACTTTACATTGGTATGCTTTGCTCAAGTTTAGGAACAAACTCCACTATTTAGGAACTTTTAAGAGCGCAGACGGAGCCGCCAGAGCTTATTTGGATGCCCGCAAACAGATTTTAGCGAATAAATCTTTTGGCAGCGTGCCTAAGTTATTCGGCGATAAATAGTTAGAGGTAATCCTTGCACGGATTTATTATTTAACTAAAATGATTTTACCGCACAAATACTAAGTTGAGCTACCGAGTGGCAGCTTTGACGCAGGTAAGCGTGTTGTATTAAACCAAAACAGAAAAGGAAATTGCAAAATGAAAGACCTGACGAAATTAGAAAACGCGATTGATGCACTCAAGGAAGCCCTGCTGGAAGTTCTTGAATCTTCTGGAGGTTCTGCCTCTACCCAAGGAGCAGACGAAGTTAGCCTTGCTGAGGCCAAAATTGACGACATGACGATGGAAGAGCTTACTACCCTTGCCAACGCCGTTCGTATTCCAACGGACAGTCTCGAAGAAGAGGACTTGCGTGGCTTGCTCACCACGGCGCAGAAAGTGGTAGCTGATGACACAGTGACCCCACGGGCAATCAAGATGCTCGCTTTGTCCATCGGGCTGACACCCTCGAAAGATGCGGAAGAAACCATAGCAGAAGTTGCTACCTACTTGACTACACCAGCAGAGGACGAAGTTCCTGAAAAAGCCAAGAAGTCAAAGAAGGCCGCTGCAACAGTCGAGGACGATGATGATGATTCTGTGGAAGAAGTTTCTGAGGAGGATAAACTCGAAAGACTCAACGCCTACAACGAAGTTGCAGATGAAGCAATCGAGTTTGACGCCTCCTCAAGCAAAGCGGTTAAGTCAGCTTACGCGAAACTCGAAAAGCTCTTGAAAAACGATGACGGCGAGCTTATCGAGTGGGGCGTTCCTTATATCAAAGATGGCAGCGGCTTCTGCTGCGGTCTTGAACTCGATGAAGTCAAAGTCAAGGGCGTGTCTGATGCGCTAGGCAAGTGCTTGGTGACAGACAAGACCTTCAAGTATGACAGCGACACGGATACCTTCGCCCCTTACAAAGCGGCGAAGAAATAAACTGAACCCCATTTGAAGTGTAAGGCGAGGGACAACCAACCTCGCCTTTTTTATTAAAAATTTAGCTCTAAATTATTTATGCCTAAGAAAAGAAAAGTGACCATTGCAGATACTACCGAGGAACTCCGAGACGATTACTGCGAGCTTTTTGACAGCATGGAGCGTCGTGTTATAGGCCACAGTTCTGCCTTGCACAAAGTTAAGCTCGCCTTGCTTATCAAAGAACATGTCATGCTCTCAGGCAAGCACGGACTAGCTAAGTCCTTTCTTGCTAGTGAAGTTTTTGCCTCCTTTCGAGGGGCATGTTTTTATAAGAAGCAACTATCTAAAAGCACCCAAGCAGAAGAACTTTTCGGCCCCCTAAATCTTAAAAAATACCAAGAAGAAGCTATTTGGGAGAACAACACAAAAGGGATGCTCCCTACTGCCCACTTCGTTTTCTTGGATGAAGTGTATCGCGCCGCCGATATGCTCCTGCCTACTTTGTTGGGTATATTGAACGAGCGTGAAGTCATTAACGGGGGAATTAAGTATATCTGCCCCTTACAGACCGCGATTGGAACCACCAACTTTATCACCACCCAAAACGCCCAGCTAGATGCTTTCCATGACCGCTGGCTTTTTTGGGACGAAATGAGTCCCTTGGGGCGAACAGATAAGATCAGTATGTTAATTCGCCAGACCGACCAGACGAGCGCACGAAAGCACACGATGGCGTATGCTGACTTGGTTATCTTGCAAGAGAAAGTTGCAGCTCTTCCCATAGAGGAGGAAACTTTAACCCTCCTCGTTGAAATGTCGGAGATGTTTGCGAGTAAAGACCCCGACACTTATATTTCAGACAGACGGCTTTGCCAGATTGTAAAAGGGATCAAAGCCATCGCCTTCTTAGAAGGAGCCTCGATTGCATCACCAGAGCATCTGGTAGTCTTTAGCAAAATGTTGCCTTACTCGACCACGCAGCGATCTAAACTAGATATGCTCGCAGGAACAACTTATTCGACTCTCGTAGGTTCTTATATTACAGAGAGAGAGGAGAACACTAAGCTTTCTGCCTTTGAACAAGAAGTGCTATCTATTTATAGGCGATGCGATAGCTCTCTTAGTAGCTCGGCAAAGCAACTTCTTATGGAAGTTTCGCAAGAACTTAGAGATGAGATTCTCAGCTTTAATGCCGTTACGCCTAATGGGATGAACAAGCGAGGCCACATGCTTAATCGCTTAATCGATATCTTAGCGATGTGTGGAGCAGTATCTCCTGCCGTTCCTGCGATTCCCGCCAGCTAAATAATTTAGACCTAAACTAATAAAACAAAAAAGGAAAAACCAAAATGAGATTGATTAACTTCAAACTGTTACCTGACACCCGAAAAAGCTTAGAAGACTTAGCCGCCAGCTACGGCAAGTCGGCTGATATGGACTGGATAGAAGACCTATATGCTTTGATGGTTGCCCGAGGTAGTCTAAGCCAGATTCCTAACGACCAAGAGATTGAAACCAAAGTCGCCGCCCTTGCCCTTAAAGAAAAATGGGCGAGCGTTAAAAGCTCTTTAGTCCGTTGGGCTTATTTGAAACGGGCTAGTGCGTTGCGAACCGCTTGCGGTAAAACCTTTATGGCCGCTGCCGTTGCCTTTTATGACGACCCATTAAAAGGTTTAAGCGTTTATCTCCTTTTGCTCTTAGAGCTTTCTTGTAAGCGGAGAGAAAACCTATGTGCCGACTGCAAGCTTTTAGCTGCCTGTTCTTTCGGGACACAGTTTTCTGCAATTCTCGCCAAGTCAGTTGATAAGTTAGTTTTGTTCGAGGATAGCGCGAAGCTTACTCATCCAGACTGTCCAAACAAACCTACTGCTGCCTTAGATAAAGATGTTTGGTTAGATCAGAATAACAGGCTGCTTGACGAGATGCTTCTTCAACTAGAGAGCTATGCGAACTCTCCCGATTACGGACTTTTAGAAGAAGTTGTTCTTTCCGAAGAGGAATCCGACATGAAGCAGCTCTCAGGATCGGGTGCATCAGCGTTTGGCCGCTTACGCATGGCAGCTAATGCGTCTTTCACCGCGATGGAAAATTTTGTTAAGGAACTAACAAAGCAGCAATGGGCCATCTTTGATCTAGGGAAAGAGCTTGCTCACGCTTTAGGGAAAGCCCCGACCATCCTTTTAGAAAAGACTATAGAAGTTGCAGAGGACTCCGAGCAGAACTTTATATCTTCTGCCAGCGATTTGCCCAAGATGCTTTCGAGCCAGTTGGCGCTGCCTAAAGAACTTGTAGAGCACAAGTTTGCCTCTAAAAGTTTGGTTGTTGAACAGCAGATGAAACCCGAACAAAAACAGAAGCTTCTTTACATTTTGCTTGATACTTCTGCGTCAATGGGAAGCCCTCTTGCAGCGGGTGGTAGTCTTTCGTGGCTTAACCTCCTAAACAGATCACAGTTTGCTAGAATCTTAATTAAGGCGCTTTTGCACCGTTGCGAAGAGGTAGAGACGCTTGTTTATCTTCGCACCTTTGACAGTCGTGTTTCAGAGATGGCTTATGCCAAGAAAAAAGGGGAATACGAACTCCTTAGAAAGCAAATAACATATACTGCCTTTAACGGATGCTCCACATTTTTAGGTCTAGCTATGATCGCAGCAGCTAAGGATATTTTAGAGGCTACGGATGACTTGACTTACGCCGAGCTTCTTGTGCTTACGGACTGTGAGGCGGTTATTCCCGACAAAGAAAAGCTACAAATCCACAACGCACTTTCTGTAGCCGCTCAAGCAGGGAACCAGATGAAGAAAGGCTTCGACTTTTGCTTAGTTAATTTAGACTCAGTGAAGCATAAAAAAGATTCATTGCAGTGGCTTAAAGAAAAAGCAAAAAGTCATTTCACGATTAGCTCAAACATCACCAAAGTAGAGGAAATCTTAGTTGTCGTTAAATAAACAAGGAGAAATAAAAAATGAATACAGCACCTACCGAACAAGAAGTAATAGACTGGTTAAGCGACAGAGGAAGCTCCGCCTGTTATTTTGAGGCAATTTCCCGATACTTAGCCGAGCGGTGCAACATGCCAAAAGATGAACAAGATATTATGTTCGCTCAAGGCGACAAGGACGCTTTGATGCTCTCGACCTTCTATTTTATCCGAACCAACACAGGAACTAGCCTCCAAGAGTTAGTCGGGGAAGTTAGTATTCAAGAAGCCGCCCCTAAATTTCCTAGGAGAAATAACCCGTCAACCGTCTCCACTCATACAACTGATGAGGTTTATAACTGGTTGTTAGAGGCTCTGGTTGACTATATCTCCAAAGAGTCTTCTGATTACTTGGCCACAGAAAAGGCTCGCTATCCTCAAGATGACGATGAAGACGAGGCTCCTTACTAGACAAAATTCGACTTGACCGCCGAGGCTATTTAGGCGTATAGCTTCGGCGGTATGAAACTGAAAATTACAAAACGCCCATTCCAGCCTAGCGGAGCTTCCCCTAAGAAGCGTAATAAGCTAGTCATTCACCACGCCCGCAAACAAGGGGCGATTCCCGTTAAGCCCGAAAAGCGGCTTGCCTTAAACGACCCCCGTTCTGCTGATTATAATCCCGCCTTGAACAAGGCAGGGACTTCGACAGGGATTCATAACAGGCTTAATCCCCCTGACCCCGAATACATGAAAAAAATTCGGGCGATGCGAAAATTCTATTCCCCAAAGATGCCTTGCTTGCAATGCAACCTTTGTTCTTTCTCTTCGGCTTGCCCTCAGTTTAAGGCAGGGTATGAGTGCGCCTTCCTCCCTTTCTTAAACTCCCATAAGATAGACACCACGGACGACCTCCTTCACTACATGAAGGAACTTTTGTCGGCTAATATGCGCCGAGCGCATTTGTCTATGATGATGGAGACTTTGACAGGTGCGCCCCCAAGCCCCGAACTCAGCGAGTCTTTGAACTTGGCGTTCGCCCAGCTAACGAGCCTCCATGACAAAATGAGCGAGTCCACCGAAAACATTTTGGAACTAGAAACCGATGACAACTCCATTATTGGAAAAATTTTTGGAAGTTTGGTAGCCCTTCAAGATGACACGAAGAACGCCGTAGAAGAAGCGGTTGAAGTAGAAGCCTCCGTTATATCTTCCGCAGAGCTAGACACGGAGAAGCAGAATCGAACTTACAACGGGATCGAACTCCCTCCTACTGATACTGATTTGCTTAACGACTTTCAAAAGAGTTTGCTTTCTTCCCAAGAGTCGGTTATCGTTTCGCTGGAAAAGAAAATACATGAGCAACACCCTACAACCTAGCACTTCGCCAGAGGATGCTTTTAAAGAATACACCCGTCTTTATTTTGAGACGGAAAAAGTCGTTCGTGAAAGCTTAGAAGAAGCCAAACAAAAAGAAGCCGAACAAGCGGCGAAGCTGCACCCCGCAGCCTCCCTGACTCCTAGCGGCAAAGAAGCCGCCATTGTGACCCGCAAAACTTTACACGGTAAGACAGCTATGACTGCCCAAGGTAAAAAGAACATTCAACAAGCAAAGGAGAAACCCTAATGAAAATTGCAACTGTAACCCCCGATTATATCACGCGAGGTAGTGGAGCCGAAAATGGCACGCTACCTTCCCCTAAACCGCTGGAGGCTTCCGAACAGCTAAAGCCCGACTTCGATTTAGGTGTCGAATCCGCTCGCCTTGCCATCACAGGCTTCTTTAAGAACGCCGTTGTGATTCCGATGGGCGGCGAGTCTATCTAAAGGATAATTTAGAGCTAAATTATTTTAGCTCTTTCTTTTGCTTCTATCACTTAAACCTACACGAACATTGTCGTTTTAAAGCCGCTTAAACGCCGCTTTAAGCCGCTTTAATCCTTTTTATGAGTCAACTTGTCCAAAAACCACAGGTATCGTCTAAACGAGTCCTAAATGCCTCCATTAACGACCCTGCCAAGCAGCTAGACCTAAAGAAGCTCGTTTTGAGCATTGTCACGCTTGCCCAAACGATTGCCCAAAAGAAGCTATACCCTCCCCAAGTCAAGGTATGCTATCGCATCGCCGAAGCGGTCTTAGAACATGAAGGCGAAGTTGTCTGTTCCCTCATCTCACGCCAGTTCGGAAAGTGTTTAGCCGAAGGAACCCAAGTGATGATGGCAGATACTACGGTGCGCTCCGTAGAAAAGATTAAAATGGGCGATCGCGTTATGGGAGATGATGGGACTCCGAGAACCGTGACTTCTCTAGCGTCTGGTTCTGAAAAGATGTATGAGATTCGCCCAAGGACTAAATATGGAGACAGTTATACCGTCAACGAGTCTCATATTTTGTCTCTCTTAGCAACAAAGCGAGATGCCCCAAGTAGAGTAGAGGACATCTGCGTAAAAGATGTCTTAAAAGACTCTCGTATAAAAACGAGTCACCTTTTAGGTTATCGAGGCACTTTTGATTTTCCAGAGAAAGAAGTCCCGATAGACCCTTACTGGCTCGGTTTATGGTTAGGAGACGGAAATAGCCGCTCCCCTGCTATCTATAATAAAGACCCCGAAGTTTTGCTTCGCATTTACAAATATGCAATTAAACTAGGTGGCGATGTTTCGGTTTATGAAGAACCTACCTGTTACGGTTACAACATTGTTGGAACTGACTTAAACCTTCGCCTAAAAGCTCTTCGGTTAAAGACGAACAAGCATATTCCACGAGCTTATTTTACCAATTCAAGAAAAGTCAGGCTCGAACTCTTAGCGGGTTTGATTGACTCAGACGGCTCACTGAACAAACATACTCAGACGACTTATGAGATTTGCCAAACTTCAAAACGGTTAGCCGATGACATTGTTTTTTTGGCTAGGTCTTTAGGCTTTAGGGCATATCACTATCCCCGAAAAACGAAGTGTCAGACAGGCGTAGAAGGCGAAGCTTACCGCTGTTATATCTACGGAGACATTTCAACGATTCCCGTTGTCGTAAGACGCAAAAAAGCCAAGAAGCAAGCTGTTAGAGAAAACCCGTTAAGCTACGGAATTAAAATTGTCCCGAAAGGTGTAGGTAAGTACTACGGCTTCACCCTCTCGGGTAAAAACCGTCGCTTCATGTTAGGAGACTTCACTGTTACGCATAACACCGAAGCACTCGGAGCTATCATCGCCGCCCTTTGTGTGATGCTCCCTTACTTGGCGAAGAAGTATCCCGACTCTTGGCATCTAAACATCACCGATGATAACGGAGTCTATCGCGGCTTTCGTTTTGGATTTAAAGTGGGTATCTACGCCCCTCGGCGAGCGCAAGCGCAAATTATGTTTGACCGTATCAAAACAATTTTTGCAACAGACTCAGCCAAGCAGGTGTTAAAAGAAATCAAGCTCACCCAAGAAGTCAGTAACGGTAACTCCGTTAAGCTCTCCAATAATTCTAGGATTCTTTGCGAGTCTGCATCCGAGCAGTCCAAGATTGAAGGAGCGACCCACGACTTACTTGTAGCAGAAGAAGCGCAGGATATTAGTGACTTGAAAATTCGTAAAAGTTTGCGCCCGATGATTGCGTCCACCAAAGGCTGTTTTGTTATGATCGGAACCGCCACAGGTAAAAAGTGTGAGTTTTATTCCGCTTTAAAAATTGCCCAAAGGTCGCAACTCGTGACAGGCAAGCAAAACTCTTTTGTTTATCCCTATTCCATTTGTCAAAATTACAACTCTCTCTACCGAGATTATATCGCCAAGGAAAAGATACGCTTAGGCGAAGACTCAGACGAGTTCTTGACTTCCTACGGCTGTTTGTTGCCCGACTCGCGGATTACTACATTGGACGGAAGTTCTAAAAAGTTAAGGGAGATCACGACGACGGACTTTGTGCTAGGACACACAGGTAATTTTAGACCTGTTACTTACGGGGCTAAGAAAAAGTGGAGACAACCTATCTATAAAATAGACCTTTTAGGGCATAGCGACTCCGTAGAACTTACTCACGACCATGAATCTCTGACAGGGCGTGGCTGGGTTCGTGCTGACGCGCTTAGAAAAGACGACATCCTTTTATACCCATGTTTTGAACTTTCAGAGAAGGTTAGCATTGTCGAAGTTCAATCCCGAAAGACTAAGGGAGGCTTTTGTCTTCCGTCAACGCTTCTGCTAAGTGCCGATTTGGGAGAACTCTTAGGCTGGTATATCGCAGAAGGATGTTCAAATCAGCAGAATAAATCGAATGTTAGCTTTTTTCTAAATAAAAAAGAGAAACAAGAAGCCCAGCGAATACGGCAACTCCTTCGTTCCTTTTTCGGAGTAGAAGCTCGCTTACGCTACCTCCCTACTTCGTTGTCAGTCACAGTAAATTGCGCCCATTTAAATCGCTGGCTAACCCTTCAATTTGGACATTTAGCAAAAAACAAAAAACTTCCTTCTTGGTTTTTAAATGCCCCAAAAGATTTTCTTCGGGCGTTTATTCGCGCTTACTTTGAAGGAGACGGTTGCTACTCTCGTTCTGGTAAAAAGCGTTGGGTAGCTTCGGCGGGGTCAGCGAGTCGAGCTTTGCTTGAGCAGATAGGGGTTATCCTTAGCGGGTTTAAGATAGCATCTTCTTTTCATGAAGGAGTTAACGCACGCTCTGTCATAAACGGACGACAAATAAAAGAGAGTCGGTTATACTGTCTTTATGTTTATGGGTTAGCCTCTCAAGATATTTTTGATAAGCATAATACGAAACGAGCTTCCAGCTATCTTTCAAAAGGTTATTTGTTTCGTCGCATAAAGAGAATAAGTCGCCGCCCCTATATCGGCGAGGTCTGTGACATCACAGTGGATAAGGATCAGAGCTTCTCAACAACAGCGTTTGTCGTGCATAATTGTATTTGGATCTTTGAACGAGGGATGTTTGTTACTCAAGAGCAGTTGTTTAATGTTTCCACCGCCTGTAAAGCAGGAGCCTTCTCCTACCTGTATCCTGACGGGCATCGAAACGCTTTGGGAGGTTACTCCTTAGTGGCTGGAATTGATTGGGGCAAATCGCACGACAGCACCGTCGTTTGTCTTGCCGCTGTTAATTGGAATCATCCACAGGAGCGAGGAACCTATAACCGTCACGGCGTTCAAATAGAATACCAGACTTTCAAAAAGCACATCGTAGGCTTTATGGAGCTTATGGGCGACAACTACGAAGCTCAATTCTGGTCTATCGTGGAGTATCTTTCTAAGTTCCCGCAACTCGCTAAAATAGTCAACGATGCGAACAGTTGCGGGACACCCATGAATGATCGCTTAGATGCTTTTTACAAACCTCGCGGCGTTCTTGTGGAAGGCTTCACCTTCCAAGCAAAGTCAAAATCAGATTTGTATAAAAGCTATTACAGCGACCTTTGTGGGCATCGGGTGACTTTTCCGTGCGGAGAGGCATCGAGGCAGACAAAAGAATATCGCAAGTTTGTTGGTCAGATGTTGGACTTGACCAAGACCTATCGGAACGGGAATATGGTAGTTTGCCACCCACCAGAAAAAGATTGCCATGATGATTTTCCAGACGCTTCGGCTCTAGCTCTATGGGGATGCAACACTTCGGGCTACGCCAACAGCATTGACATGCACGATAATATCTTTTATAGGAGATAAGTATGAGCATACCTATTGCAACTTTTCGCAGGACGGATTTTCAAGGAATGACCGACACTTACGGCTACCCTCGCTATCTCTCTTCCGTAGCATCTAGCCCCGTTCAAGAGGATACGGGGGCGAGTGAAATCCAACGAGCTTTGAACGGAATTGCGCCCTTAGATGTCAGCGGTCAACTAGCTGCTGCCACAGAGGACGCAGCTTCCCGCCTAAACCGCTATCGGTTGCTCAAACGCTTCTATACGCAAGAGAACGAAAACCGAATCCGTGAAGACGGAGATTTGAGTGTTATCTTCAACTACTGCAAGAAAACGATTACCACAGGAACAGATTGGCTCGTAGGCGCAGGATGGGAAGTTCGTTGTCCTAAAGGGTACGAAACTGTAGCCGCGTATCTCAATCGAGTTTGGGCCGCTAATAAGCACCTCGTTCTCTTAGAACTTTTGGGGCAAAGTGGGGGACTTTACGGGGACGCTTTTCTAATGGTGTCTGTTTCTACCCAAGATAAAAGTAACCCTCCTAAGATTGTTATAGCTCCTATTCAACCGAACTATTGTTTCCCTGTTTGGGAGTCGGTAGCTGGGCAATCCAAACTGACCAGCGTGATGATCCAGTATCCGCAGAACGGAAAGAAGCCCGACGGCTCCCCGTATAGTCTCTATACTTTGTATATCACGCCAGAAACTTATGAAGTTTGGCTAGATCGGGACAGTCAAGGGGAACAACCGAATCAATTTGGTGAAGTGAATGTTATCCATATTCCAAACCAAGTGAGCATAGATACCCCTTTCGGGTCTTCTGATTTGCAAGAGCTTGGAAGCGTAAACACAATTTTAAACTCTATTACAAACAAGACCGTCCAGATTATTGATTACCATGCTGAACCGACTACCTGTATTTTTGGAGCAAAAGTTTCTTCGCTGGAAAAAGGAGCAGGTAGGCTTTGGTCAAACCTTCCCGTAGATGGCAAAGTCGAAAATTTAGCTCTAAATACCGACCTTGCGGCTATCTACAACTTGCGTGAGTCCTTGAAAAAAGAAATTTCGGAATTGGGAGAAATACCAAGAGTGGCGTTAGACCCTAGCGATTACCACTTCACGAACACTTCGGGAATCGCCATGCAGCTAATGTTCTTGCCGCTTATTACGAAGACCACGAGAAAGCATCGGGTTTATGGGGCAGCGTTGCAACAAGCAAACACCCTGATTCTTAAAGCAGCTAAACTACTTGAAGTTTTTCCTGTGCTTCCTGAAAGCGAACAAGATTTTGATGGCACTACGGAGCTTGTCTTTAAGTCTCTGCTTCCAAGAGATGTCCAAGCCGAAACCGACTTGGCGGTTAAGAAAGTTGAAATGGGCGTTTGGAGTCGAGCCGAAGCTATTAGGCAACTTTCGGGGGTCAGTGATATGGGGCGGCTCACTTTGGAGCTTGCCGCTGACGCAAGTCGAGAGCTTTTGATGGCGTATGAAAACCAGAAATCTACACAGGGAGTTGCGCCCAATATCGGGGCGACCTTTATCGGCTCCGAGCAGCTTCTAAACTCTCATACAGAACTAGCCGCCGACATAAACAAACAGGTAGAAGCGGCCCTCTCTCAAAAAAGTGCAAAAAAGAACTTGCCAGAAACAGAATAGACAGGTAAGGAATAAATAACTTAACAAGGAGTTTTATGGATAACGCACAAGCAACTGAACACAATGCCACCTTCTCTCAGGGAGCGAAAGCCATTGATAAAGTGGAATACTTTACGAAGATGAACGCCATTGACCCTCAGACGGGGATTCAATCGCCCACCCCTGTTTTCTATGATGAAAAAGGCGGCGCGAATCCTTCCCCTTCGATTGCTCGTGGTCAATCGTTGCCGTAACTAATTTAGACCTAAATTATTTAGTGCTAAAGCTTGGCGCGGGTGCGTCAGGCATAAACAAAAAACAAAAACTACATTACAAGGAATCCTTTTAGGATATTTCATTTATGGACGAGACACAGATTAAAGAAGCGATTGAGAAAGCTAGGCTTGAAGAACGAACAAAGATTCACGACAAGCTTTCCCAAGCCGAACAAGAAGCTGCCCGTATGAAGGCGGCTAAAGAAGAGATGGAGCTTGCGTTTAAAGAGGCGAAAGATCAGGAGCTTAAAGCTCTTGACCTTGTTAAAAAAGCCAACGAAACCAATGAGGCTCTTAAAGCGTCTATCACAGCGGATAAGACCGTTGATGTTGACAAGCTTGTTACGGAGGTAGCTAAAAGCACTAAAGCCGCCCTTGAAGGCGAATATACCAATCAACTTTCGGAATTGAGCAACACCGTGAAGTCTCTGAGCGCAGAGCTTTCCACATCACGGCTCAGTTCCTATCGAACCGAAGCCATCCAGAAAGCAGGAGGCGAAAATGTCCTGATTACTGAGTTGGTGCATGGAAATAGCCCTGCTGAAATAGATGCGTCTATTCAAACAGCTATTGCCGCGTTCCAGCGTGTTAAGGCTACGGTTCAACCATCTTCCACTAATACTGTAATTCCAAACGCCCCAAGTGTAAGCGTGCCGCCAGTCCCTTCCACGGCATTGAGTCAACCGAGTAATTTGCAAGGAGGAGTCAAACAGATGACTAATGCAGAATACGCGAAGGAAAGGACAAGGCTCCTAGCTGAGTCTGCTGCGGCAGTTTCCGCGTAGTAACAGCTAAGAGTTAAAAAGGTGTCCCCTCGTGGGGCAAAAGTCGAATAAAAATTAAATAAGGAGTAACAGTATATGGCGAATAAATTAACAGTTGTGGCAGGAGCGGGAGATTTAGTCCCCCTGTCTAATGCGGTGTTGGATGTGTGGTCAAAAGAACTTTTGTTCCAAGCCCAGCCCATCCTTCGCTTTGCGAGCGTAGGTAAAATCAAAACGGAGCTTGGAGGCAAACCCGGTAAAAAGCTTTCTTTCTTGAAGTATGCTGCCCTTTCAGGGTCGAGTGCTTTGACGGAAGGCGTTGCGATGACGAAAAAGGCGTTGGGAACTTCCAGTGTATTTATCGAAGTCAGCGAACATGGCTACGCCGTCGCAGTCAGTGAGTTCTTGCTCAAAACAACCTTCCTCAACATTATGAACGACACGGCTCTCTTGCTCGGTCGGCACTATGCCACGGAGTATGATTCGATGTGCCGTGATGCTCTGATGACCTGCACCAACTCGGTGTTTTCGCAGAAAGGTGGCGCAGCAGGAACTCGTGCTGATCTTACTGCGGGCAGCACCTTCGATGTCAACGCTGTCCGTGATGTTCAAGAACTTTTGGCTACCCTCAAAGTGCCGAAGTTTGGCGGCGACGCTTACATCGGGTTTATTACCCCTCACCAAGCTCGTAACTTGCGGGAAGACTCCGCTTGGGTTAATGCGAACCTCTACGCTTCGCCTGAGAACATCCTTCGCGGTGAAGTTGGTCGCATTGAAAATGTCCGTTTCGTGGAAACCACGCAATGCCAAGTCATTGACGCTGGCACGAACGACATTTTTGCTGACTCCGTAGATACAGGTAACAATGTTGCGGGCGCAGCGGCTCCTGCGGGTGTGGATGTCCACCGTGCGGTTGTCGTGGGCGACTATTGCCTCGGTATTGGTGAAACCCTCCCTGTCGAACTCCGTGACGATGGCGTTACCGATTTCGGTCGGGAACATTCCCTCGCCTACTACGGTATCTTCGGTGCAGGCTTGATCGAGTCCTCGCACGCTGTTATTGTCGAAACTGCCTAATAAACGGTTAGCTAACTAGGGCAGGGAAGCTTTTAAACTTTCCTGCCCTATTCGCTATAACCCAAAACAAAAGGAGATTTTATGAATCAAACAAATCCTATTCAAATGGAAGAGCCTAAGAAAATGCTCAGTGGCGTTAAGTCCTTAGCAGGTGGCGCAGGTGCTACCGTTATTGCTAAGTTGGCAGTTCCTGTGGGAGTCACTTACTTCGTGAAGTGCCTCGTTAAAGCCGTTGATACTACGGCTGATGAAGCCGCCAGTTATATGCTTCAAGTAGCCGTTCGTCGTTCTGCGGCAGGAGCCGTTGCTCTTGTGGGCGCGGTAGATGCTGTTAGCGGTGAAAATGATGCTACTTGGGCAGCCACACTGGTCGCAGACGATGTGAACAAGTCAATCAACCTGACTGTTACGCCTGACGCGGCAAATACTACGGTGTTCACCTACTCGATGGAAGCCGTCTAAATTCAACCCTTCGCAGAAGTTTAGCCCTAAACTATTTAGAGCTAAACTTTTTGCGGAACTTAAACCCCAAAAACACAGAAAGTAAAAATATGAAAGTTAATAAATCGAAAGCTAAAGTTATCATTGCGGAAGACGAGCCTACTACGGCTCTTGACCCCCAGCTACCTGAGGAAACCGCCGCCCTTCCAGAAGCGTCCATCATTGACGACACCGTGACTCCTGATTCGGTTCTTCCTAGAGTGGAGGGCAATATGCGAATCACTATGCTGGAATCCATCCGCTCACCGAGAGTCGGCTTCCATGACATTCGCCGCTTGCTCAAAATAGATGAGATGAAGGCGCAAGCGACCTACACCGTTCCCGCCCAAGTCGCCCATTTTTTGGTTGATGCTAAAAAAGCAGTTATTCTCAGCCTAAACTAAACCCTTTGCGTATATGGCATCCTTGCAAGAATTGCGGACGAGGTTAATCTCTCAAGCCAGAGTTCAAGACAGCGAGCGCATCGCAAATGAGACTTTGGACGCGTTCTTGCAAGATGCCATGACGCAACATAACCCCAACTACACTTATGCCACGCTTCCTATGCGTGAGGTGGAATTGGTGATTACGCTGGCATGGATTAGCGTTTGTTTGAATCGAGCTTCTGTTTATGTCAATACGACAGACCTAAAAGGAGCCACGCACCCCGCTGGCGGTTACGGGCATGAAAGAGGGTCGCCCTTTGGTAAAAATATGGAGATGGTCAGCTTCCTCCAAAAACGCTACCAGCAACTTTTGAATCAACTTTCAACCACGGACAGTAGCCCTTCGGGGCAAATTGTCGTCGGTCGAATCATTCGCCGAGGGAATACCTCTGCGGCAGAAGCCTTACCCATTAAGATTGCGCCTATTGTGCCTATCAGTTTGTTTATTACAGCTATTGATGCCACTTCGGTAACGCTCACTTGGGCTTACTTAGTATCTGCCGAAGTTTACGCCGTTTCTTTGTGGTCTTCAACTTCACCCATCCGAGAGGAATGGAACATAGACGGACTTGAAGGAACACCCCAAGTTTCTTCAACAGCTACTTTGGTGACAGCGATTACGAATACCGACACTAAAACGGTTAAAGTGACAGGACTCATTGCAGGGACGACTTACTACTTCTTAGCTACTTTGAAGACCTACAATGATAGGGTTTCATATTCTAACGAGCTTTCTGCATCCCTTTCTACGCCCGTTATTGCCCCCAGCCACTCAATCCCCGTCTTAACGACCTTGGCGAGCTTAAACCTAGCTTTAAACGCCGCCATGACCCCTTTCCAAGTGACCGCTTCCAATAGCCCCACCGCTTATACATTCTCGCCCCTTCCCGTAGGCTTGGTTTTTGACCTAAATACGGGCATTTTGAGCGGAACACCTACTGTAGCAGGAGTTACAGCAGCTACGATTACCGCAAGCAACTTATCAGGAGTAGGCAACGCTGCTATCAGTATCTCCGTTGCTTAAATTTTATGGGCAATCGCGGGGATATTAAGGTTAGGATTCAAGAACGAGATGTAACGAAGCTGATGGCTTCGATGAATAATTTCCCCAAAAGGCTTCAAGGGATTCTGAAAGACATGTTTCGTGTTTGGGGGTATGAGACTGAGGCTAGGCTCCAAACAAATTATCCAAGAGAAGAAAACAAACACCAGAAGCGGCTGGAGTCCGACTATTGGCTGCGTATCGTCCCCGACCATGTAGCCGAAGGGTGGAAAGCGCACCTGTTTGGCACAGCAGCAGGAAGATTTGGTTTTTCCGTTAAGAATAAGTATTCCACATTGCACGAACAGGCTAGAGCCGTTATTGGAGCACTTGAGTATGGAAGTAAAGGGGGCGTTGTAATTACCCCGAAAATAGCAGAGTCGCTAACTTTCAAAAATCTCGTCAAGGTAACACCGAAAAGGAAGTTGCGCCGTTATTCTTTTGTTCATGTTATGCGCGTTAAGCAAAGTCCCATGAGAGCAAAGCACCCCGTGCAGAAAGAGGCGACAGCTTTAAAGAAACGGATAGCTTATTCCCTCAGTAGATTAGACATTAACAAGGCGTTTATATGAATATGACACTCGCTATCAGGAATGAATTGGTCAGGATGGTTAGGGACGACTTTGTTTCAACGAAGACCTACACCCTTCCAGATGGAATCGTTCGCAACTACACTAACAGCTTTTTTAATGTCGGCGAACTTTATAATGCCGAAGCGGGCAGGTCAGAAGACCTAGACTACCCAAAAGCGTATGTCGTCTTTTACTCGGGGCATGAAGAAGTCGAGATGTCAAGACGAACCTTGGTGTCCGATTTTTTCGCCATTATTTTTGTGACGAAGTTTTGTGGCGGGGTTGGAGAAGCTTCCTCAGCAACTAAGATTTTGACTATCCTCGATGAATTTAAAATTTTCCTACAACAGTATCCCACCTTGAATGACAAAGTAAATTGGGCGTTTATAAGGGACTACAACATTGACGGCGGCATCGCAGAACCAGAGGCTATTTTGTCTATTCTGCTGGAAGTGAGCTACCATAACGACTTTTGCTAATAATTTAGACCTAAATTATTAAACAAAAAGGATTGCACCCCCTTCTAAAACGGTGTAAAAAATAAAGAACTTAACAAAGGAGTTAATATGATCGCCAAAGGCGCAAAAAGCGTAATCTCGTTTAAAGAAGAGGTTACATGGGGAACAGAACCCACGACAGGGTATCAAGACATTTCGTTTTCGAGTGAGAAATTCACCGAAAAGATTAACACCGTCATGTCAGACGAGATTCGTAGGGATCGTAGTGTTCCTAATGTTCGCGGCGGCAACATTGCGGCTGGCGGCGATTTGACCACTGACTTCGGCATCTCTCGTTGGGGTAATTGGCTGCGGCACGCTTTGGCAGCTACATCAGCTTCGGCTGCGGTTGTTTCAACTCCTTTGGAAGCAGGTGTCGTTGCTATTGGTGATGTTCGTGTGTCAAACGGCAAAGCGTATGCTTGTTTGCATGGGGGAACTTTGACGAACACGGAAGCAGCCATAGCAGCTACTGCCGATAATCTCACAGGAATTATCAACTGCCCTCCAGCGCACTTGTTGACCACAGGACGCGCCTTCTTTCTTACGGGAACCACTGCCCCTGCGGGGTTAGCATTGAACACGGTGTATTACGCCATCGTTATTGATGCAGACGACATTAAACCCGCTTCTTCGTATGCAAACGCTCTTGCAGGAACAGCTATTGCCTTCACAGATGACGGCACAGCTATTTCTATCAATGCGACTCCTTCGCTGGTGGCAACCTCGGGAACTGCTACTTTGCAATCTACGAAGTGGGTTTATATCGGGGCTTCAACGCTTTCCCTTAACAAACATGTTCTCACAGCGGGCGCAGATATGCCAGCGGGCGGTATCGCCGTCGAGAAGGGTGTTTTGGGCGGTGACGAGAACTTCTACCTCACGCTGCTTGGTGGACGCATCAATACACTGGATATTAAAATCCAGAAGGAAAAGATGGTCGAGTCCACTTGGGGCTTGTTGTTCAAAGAAGCGGTGCAAACTACGACTCCCCACGCTGCGGCTGGAGATTCGATCACGGATACTTCCGTGATGTGCTATGATGTTGCGTTGGTGATTGGCGATACGCTTGCGTGCCGTCCCGTTACTGAGGGTGACATTAGCTTGAAGAACAATATTGCGGAAGATGTTTATACCCTCTGCTCCCGCTATCGGGAAGAGCTTCCAGAAGCTAGGCGCGAAGTTTCAGGCAAAATCTCTACCTATTTTAGAGATGCCACGGAATACACCCTGTTCAAGAATGAAACCACCTTCTCATTGGTTTTCAGCTTCACTTCTTCGGGCAAGACGCTGATTATTGAACTTCCTGAGAACAAATTCACTGGCTCACCTACGCCTACCGTTAGCGGTCAAGGCGTGATTACCTCTGACTTTGAGTTCACTTCGTTCAAGAACACGGCGAACTACGACATCCGTGTTACCATCATTGACGGCAACGCCGCTTTGATCGGTATCTAATAAAGATTGGATCAAACACACCCTCCTTGGCGAGTGCTAGGGAGGGTGTTTTGTTCACAGCAAACAAACAGAAATAAGGAGACATATATGGAAAACATTGAATTAGCATCTTTGATTAAAGCAAATGACAAACCCGAGACTTGGGTAGAATATCGAGACGGGATTACTTTCAAGCTGACCTATCTCTCTCGTCCAGAGCTTCAAAAAATCGTCAAGCGAAGCACCGTGTTCAAATACGACGAGAAGGCCAAAACCCGTGTTCAGACAACGGACTCGGAAAAGCTTACTGAAGAGTTTTGTAAGGCAGTTGTGAAAGACTGGAAGGGCGTTACTTTCCGTTCTCTAGCAACTATGACCAACATAGACCTCAAAGCGATCGCCGAGGAGCGCAGAGACTTTGAAATTGCGTTCTCTCACGATAACTGTGTCACGCTTATGCGAGAGGCGTATGATGTGGATACCTTCATCCAAGAAGCTTCTACGGACATTCGCTATTTCAACGCGGGACACGCCGAAGAAATAAAAAACTAACAGACTTCGCAGATTGGCATTTTAACAAGGCTAATTTGTCCTGCGAAGACTGTAGTCGCTTCCATAGGGATTTTGAGCGGGTGGAGCCGCCTTGCAACACCACCTGCCCAAAACCTGAGCTTATGCCAGAGAACGAAATGGCATGGAATCTCGCCATCCAGCTTACCTCACAACTGAGGTTTGCTGGTATGAGCGGAGTTATTGTTGGTTTTGATTTTGCTGTTCTCCCTATGTATCTTACTGCTTACTTTGTCCCACAGAGTGAATGGCAGTTTTATATTGAAAAGATTACCGCCGTAGGTAGAATAATGACCGAATATTGGAAACCCGATACGCCCACCAAAGACTAAGCAAAATAATTTAGAACTAAATTTTTCAGTATGGCTAAAAAGCAGACAGTAGAACTAGACTTTATAGGAGATACTTCGCAGCTTGAAAAAGCAGCGAAGCGCGTAAAAGCGGTTATTTCCGACTTACCTAAAAACGCTCCCATATCTGATGTCGGGCGTAGCACGGCGGGATACCTAGAAAAACCGTCAGGTAAGCTTAAACCGACGCTCAAGACTACCACTTCGGAGCAAAACGGAGTCACTACTACCGTATCCAAAGACCAATTAGGTAATATAAGCTATAAGCAGCATATGTCGGGTTCGAGTGTCTTACGCAGCCGCCTTGCTCAAGCAGCGCAAGCGTATGACAATAGTCTGGCTCAGATGGTTGACCCCTTCAAAAGAGGGCAGCATATTTTGAAAAAAGCGTCCGCCCTTGAAGATGTCGTTCGTAAGCACGGAGCCGAAGGTAGTAGTGCCAATGCTCGCGCAGAAGGGCATATTCGTTCATTACGCAGAGCCGCAAGCAAAGAAATTAGCTCAGGTGTCAGTAACCAACTACAAGGAATACTGTCCACACTAAAGAACGAAAATTTAAAAACGAAAGATAGCAACCTCCACGAAGCCAACTATCTAAAAGCGGCTACCAGCTTAAACAAGTTGAAGAAGGCGGCTGGAATAAGTAGCAAAGATGTAGCCGCGATAGAGAAGGCGCACAAAGCCCTAGATGCCACTCTTCCTCGTATGGGAGAACACCAATTTAGAGCTAAAGTATCAACCACAGCGGAGTCTTTTGACGCTAAGTTATCTAAGGTTATTGACCCGCTTAAACGGGGAGCCTTGCTTAATAAAAAAGCCGAAGCCCTTCAAGGTCTTAGAGATTCTTATAGCGGAGAAGAAGGAGCGACTACTCGTAAAGTTGCCAAGGACATTCGTGCAGCTAAACAAGCGGCGGCAAAAGCCATAAGTGACGGAGTTACCTCCCAAGTTTCCGATATAAAAACTCGTCTGGATATTGCAAACAGACAAGCCCCCGATGCTGACACAAAACTAACAAACTACGCTAATGCGCTGTCTGAGCTTAATAAAGCGAAGAACGCTTTAGGCGCAAGTAGCAAGGATAAAGCTGCCATAGATAAAGCACGCAAGCAGCTTCAAGCAGACTTACCGAAAACATGGACGAACCAGTTTAATGAAAACTTAGCTTCCGTGGAGGCGAGCTACGCAAAAAAGATAGCTAAAATCACTGACCCCATGAAACGGGCTAAACTTTTGGATAAGCAAGCCGCCGAACTTCAAAACATTATAGACACTCAAGGCAAAGAAGATAGTGCTGCCACTCGAAAAGCGGCGGCAAGTGTGCAGAGACTTAGTAAAGCGTCAGCGAAGGCGATGTCACAAGGCGTAAGCGAAAGACTAAAAGGTATCACAAATACCTTAGAAAACGATAACAGGAAAGAGACAGATAAAGGTAGAGTCACTGATAACTACATACGAGCCTCTGATGCTATAAATAAACTAAAGAAGACGGCGGGAATAAGTCAAAAGGATGTGGATGCCCTAACAAGGGCGCAACGAAAGTTAGAGTCTTATCTGCCCAAAACAAATGTTGCAGCCTCCCAAGAGCGATTAGCTGACAAACTTGGAGCCATTTCACATATTATGAAGTCTGCCTTCGCAAAAAATGCTTCTTCCCCTCTTCTAAGTAAAAGCGACCAGATACAGCAGGATTTGGTTCACGCAAATGAAGCTCTTAGCCGTATAAATCAGTTAGAGAATCAAGCTAACTCTGCCCGGGCGCAGAAACAGATATCGAAAGCGCGCTTAGGTGTGCAAACCAAGATAGGCGCACTAACCGCCTCCCAAGCTAGTCTTGACCATCAAGAGGTTCGCCGAGAAGCCGCACAGAGAGCGAACGCTAATATGGAGATAGGCTGGGGAGCGCAGTTTGTAGCTTTTGGTCTTTTCCAGTCAGCCTTGGATGTTGTTACGAGAGCGTTTTACTCCCTTGTGTCCGTTGTGCAACAAGTCGCAATGGGGCTTAAAGATATGTTTCTCAGCTTTCTTCGTGTCAATGAGAAGTTTGCGGGGATGGAGACTACCGTAGCCTCTGCCTTAGGCGATCCTAAGCACGCAAAAAATATCGTAGATGAAATAGCTACCATTGCAGGTAAGTCCTTTCTGCCCACCGACGACCTCTTGAATATGTATCGCTCGGCATCCGTTCTCCCACAATTTAGGTCTAAATTTATTGAAGAATCTTCGGCAGGGGCGTTAGGAGAGAAAGATAGCTCCTTTCAGCAATTTCGGCAGCTTATTGAGCAAATGGTTACTTTCCGTCCTGATAAAACGGCTACGGATGCCATCTTCTCTTTGCGTGAAGCTTTGGGCGGCAACTTTGTTTCTTTGGGCAAACGCTTTGATGTCTCCGTGAATACGATTGCCAATGTTACAGGAACTTCGCGGGCAGCAATGAAAGCCAGCCCCGAAAAGACCCTAGAGACTTTACAGAAGTTTTTTGGGGCGATTATATCTCCCGAAGCGGTAGCCAAGATGACCAACCAGCCGACAAGGTTGTTTGAAAACATCATGGAGCAATTTACAGTGTTGATGCCCCGCATTTTAGGGAATACTTTTTTTGCCGAGGTCGGGCAATCGCTTTATGAATACGCCTTGAACCCTTTTGTCCAGTTGCTAGAAGATGTCTTGTCTCCTTTTTTTGAAGAAGACGGCACTTTTGAACAGACCTATGCAGAAGACTTAGCTAAGGCAGTAAAAAATCTTTTTGATACGCTCGTTGCGGCGGTTCGTGTGCTGGCACAGAATATCCTACCTCACATAGAGAAAGCCTTTGGGATAAACTCTACCGACGCAGACTCTTCTGCTAAAGGGCTTTTAGGAAGAGCTATAGCCGCGTTTACTGCCTCTTTGAACTGGTTAAGTGATAAACTCCCTACCGTAGTTAGTGAGGTCGTAAAAGTGCTTCCTGCCCTCGTTAATATGTTCAAAACACTTCTTAGTGTCTTGGAGGGTGTTCTTGGCGTTTTTAAGATTCTTTTTGCTATAAGCCCTAAACTAGCTGCCGCAGGTATGATAGCCGCGCCGTCTTTGCCTATTCTTCTTGCCTCTATGGTGGGTGCAGGTCTTCGCACAGGTATTCGCGGTTCAGCGAGTCTTGCAGGTGACGCAGCCATCGCAGCTAGTGGGAGTGACGGCGACAACAAACGAGGTAGCTGGTATAGTTGGAGTAGAGCAGTCGCCCGTCCTTTTGAAGTAGGAAAAGCGACTACCGCAGGGATTTTAGGTAAAGCTCCTGCCGATATGCCCGGTAATTATGTTGCTAGATTGGGTGCGCTTGGGACAGATATGAAGGGTTGGTTTAACAACAAGTTTGTTCCAGGATGGCAAAATGTAATGCGTGCTTGGCAAGTTCCTGATGGCTTTATGGAGAGACTTCGTAACTTTAAGCAAACATCAGGAAACATCGTCTCTTTTAAAGATAGCGGCTTATCCCCCACGCTAGGCGAGCGTGTCAAGAGTGCTTCCACCGCCGCAGGACTTCCTAGTGGGGGTAGTGTAGCTAGTGCCGTCGGTGGATTTGTCGGAGGAGGGTTAGCTCGTTTAGGTGGTCTAGCCGCAGGAGTTGCTGTTGGTTTCGGAGAGCTTGCCCTAGCTATCGCCGCAGTCATGGGAGTTATGTGGTTACTCGAAAAAGCAATCAAAAAGATAGCTGGTTGGGTTCAAGGGAAAGAAGATATTAAAAATCTAGGTTCTAAAACGGCTAATCCTGTCTCGCTCAAAGCAGTAAGCCCAAATGAAGCGGTAAAAAAATATATGGATGCCAGAGCTAACGGCGAAATCCCCTACAATCCAGAGGAAGAAGACTTTGAAACTCAAAAATTTTTTGAGAAGAATCAGTTCTATAAAAATTTTGCGGACTTAGCGGAAGCTAATAAAGTTTTAAATGCGGTTAGTAGCAAGACGGATAAAGATAAAGCAGAAGAATCTCTAAAAAAGGCTACCAAGAACATCGAGCTTACTTTTGCTGAATATGAAAGCCTATCCATGTCAAATAAGGCGATTGTTACTAACCATATACAAAAGATAGCCGCACAGCTTCATGGCGCGGAATTTGACCAACCAGTAGAGATTGACGGAGAGCAACTGGGTAAATCCGCGCTTAAAGCCTTAACCGAGACATATCAACGCTTTGGAACCTCTTTTGAAAAGCAATTTGCAGAGCAGTATTCTAAACGGAAACCTGTCCTCTTTGACCCCTTTAGAAAACCCAGTAGGCTGGATGCAAATATCCTCCCTAGCGATTCCGAAGGTTCTACCCCTAGCGGGCGTAAGCTTCCTACGGTTAAGTATCAAGAGACAGTAGAATCCTTAACAGCAGCCTCCGAGTATTTTAAAGGAATTGATTCTGCGATGGTGGATCTATACAGTCGTATTGATATTATTACGGAAGCAGCTTCCAAAGCAGACCACACTAATATAAATGATCTAGTAGCTCATAATATTAAGGTCTTAGATCAGACAGAGGAGATCGTCGAAACCTTTAAGACCAAGTTAGCAAATACGCTCACCAATATAGCGACCGAAATTAGCAAAGGTAATAACGACCTTGTTAATCTAGGGGTTAACTCCTTAGACTTAAAGAATCCCGAAGAATTTTTGAGTAAAATGAAAGCAGCGGTTAAACTCAAACAGGCGGGGCATGACGACGCTATTGGGCAATTTGAGGAAATTTGGGAGAGTGTTCTAACCGAGCTATTAGATAAAAATCTTTCGGCTCTTATAACACCTCTGAAGACTATGACGGCTACCGTTAAAGGAAAACAGTCCGAGATTGAAGGCTTAGGTTTAAGCGAAAAGATCGCTTTATGGGTGAAAACAGTATCAAATGATATTAGAGGCGTTACGCTTTCTCTAAATAACTTAGGTGTTACTGTTCCGACGGGATTAGAGACTCAACTTGTCATCCCTCCTCTTCTCCCTCCTAAAGATAAAGGCACAGGCGCAGTTATCGCAGAAGGCGTAAAGACTAGATTAGGTAGAACGGGTGGCGCAGGTGGAACCCATAAAGAATTTGACCCTTGGGCATCCATTCTCAGTGTTACAAGTAGTGAGCATCGCCAGACCGCCCTTGCAGGTATGCTCAAGAGGCAAGCAATGGGCGCAATTAAGCAAATTGGAGACGAAGGAGACTTGGGCAACAAGTTTATGACGGCTTTCTTTAGCACGAACGACTCTTCGATGATTTCTCAGCAAATCACTGTTTTAGAGCAGTTGAGAGACAAAGCGATTGAAGCAGGGCGCGGGCTTGATGTTACCTCTGAGGGGTTCACTAAAGCCGCGCATAATGCGGCAGCTTTCCAAGACAAAATATCTCAGTTGAAAGAAATAAGGATTCAGAATGACCCGATGATGCAGTCGTTGAAGGAAATTAGCGAAGCTTTTAAAAACAGTTTAGGTTCCGCCATTTCTGACTTCATCATGGGAACTAAATCGGCGGGCGAAGCCATGCGAGCGTTTGCCTCAGAGTTCATTAGCGCGGCAGTTAGAATCTTAGTTAACAAAGCCGTGGAGTCTATCTTTGGCAGTATGTTTGGCGGCGCAGGAGGCGGTAAAGGTGGCGCAGGCGGCGCAGGGGGAGGAGGGGGAGGAGGGTCTATCTTTGACGGTATATTTAAGTTTTTCGGTTCTCTCTTTGGGGGAGCTACGGGCGGCAAAGTTAGTGCTTTTGGTATCGGTAGTAATCAGCCCCTTCACTTTGCCACAGGGGGCGGCGTTTATGGTGGTTCAGGCAAAGAAGACGACATTCCCGCAATGCTCATGGGCGGCGAGTTTGTTGTCAGGAAGTCCGCCGTTGATAAATATGGCATAGACATGCTTGAACGCCTCAATAGCGGCAGACTTCACCAGATGGCTTTAGGCGGCAAAGCAGACTACCTTCCTAAGTATGCGATGGGTGGCAGAGTGGGTTATATGCCCCAATACGCCAACGGGGGAGCCGTAGAGATGCCCCATTATGCCGAGGGCGGTAATGTCATGCCTCTCATCCCCGCCCCTGCCGCAGCAGGATCCGCATCTTCGCAGCAGAATAACAATATCAGCATCACGATTAACAAAGATGGAACTTCTTCGGAGAAGAAGTCAGGAGACAACAATGACAACAGTTCAGAGATGGCAAGGCAGATTAAACACTCGGTCTTGGAAATACTTCAAAATGAGCAACGCCTTGGAGGTATGTTCCGTAAAGGAGCTATGGGAACCGCCGTTTCAGGTAGATAAGCCTCAAAATTTAGACCTAAATTATTTATGAAAGTAGCCGTAACCTTCGACCACAACACTTCGGGCGGGACTGTTGCTACCGCCAATTTGCTTTACTCCTTGGCGCGAGTTAAAATGACGGCTACTGCGTTACCTTCGGGAGCGTCACTTTCTACCTACTACTACCCAAGGATGCTCTCAGATACCGCCTACACGCTCCACACGACCCAGCAAGGAGCTTATGACGGGTCTAACCTTGTCTCCTTTGCAGATGACGGTAGTGGAATCGAGCTTTATACCACGGACATTTCCCAAACATTCTTTTATCGCCCATCTCAAAGCTCTGAAATGGAAGCTGAACCTAAAATCCGCAAAGTGCAGTTTGGGGACGGCTATGAACAGCGCAGCAAGGACGGAATCAATAACAACCCGCTCACTTTTCATTGCAACTTTATGAACATCTCTTCACGAAGAGCACATGATGTCAGCAACTTTTTGAAAGACCTAGAAGGGTATAAATGGTTTTGGTGGATGGCTCCTGAGCCTTATGATGACTCTCTTAAAAAATTTGTGGCAGGAAAACATAGTATTAGGTATGATGCCCCCAACATTAGAACAATCACAGTGGACTTTAAACAATCATTTGAACCAGGCGCATGAGTGTAGATACTGAAACAATTCAAAAGGAAATCGTCAAGCTATCTCCTGATACGCTTGTCGAACTTTATATTTTAGACGCTTCGGATATAGATGGCGATGTCGTCTATTTCCACGCAGGAACCAACAATAATTTGCAGCCAATTACTTTTAAGGGCGACATTTACCAACCGCTTCCCGTAGAAGTTGAAGGATTTGTCTTTAACGGTAAAGGTGAGATGCCCCGCCCCAAAGTTAAAGTTGCTAATTTGGATGGAGGCATTTCTGCTTTGTGTCTCGCTTATCAAGACATGATTGGAACCAAGTTCATCAGGCGCAGAACCTTTGCCCGTTTCTTAGACGGTGGAGATAGAGAGAACGACTTGGCGCAACTTCCCGACGATGTTTTTTATGTCGAGCGGAAAGTTTCTGAAACAAAAGAAGTTGTCGAATTTGAGCTTTCTTCCCCTTTGGATGTTGACGGGGTGATGCTCCCTCGCCGCCAGTTTATGACAAATCAGTGTGGCTGGAAGTATCGTTCCGCAGAATGTTCTTTTGCTGGTGACTACCTAGTAGCCGATGACACAGATGCTGCTATGACGGGAACTAATCGCGGGGAATGGAACGAGTTAGCACAGTATAACACCAACGACTTCGTTTGGCGGTATGTTAGAGGGCGCAGATTTTACTATCTCGCTTTGATAGACAACATTGTAGGGGAGTTGATGCGCCCACCTAGAGCAGGTATCTGGAAACAGGAAGTTTGTTCCAAAAGACTCACAGGGTGCAAACTTCGCTACGGCCAAAATGCAGAATACCCTTTTGGTGGCTTTCCTGCCATCCGCAAAGCTAACGGTTAAACTATGAACACCGATTATCAATCTTTGGTTAAATGCTATGCCCTTGCAGAAGCTCCTAGAGAATGTTGCGGCTATATCTTAGCACAAGGCGACCGCTTTGAAGTAAGACCTTGCCATAATGTTTCTCAATTTCCAGAGGCATACTTTCAGATGGATGCCGCAGAGTTTTTAGGGATTAAAACGCACTACAAGATTCATGCTGTCTATCACAGTCACCCCACGACTTCGGTAGAATTTTCAGAAGCCGATAAAAGAGTTGCCGAGGAAACCCTTATTCCTATCTTGGTCTATTCGATTCCTGATGACGCTTTTGCTTACTACACCCCCACAGGGCATTGTGCGCCCGTAGAAGGGCGGCTTTTTGTGCCTCTCGTGTTTGACTGCGTAAACCTTGTTAGAGACTATTTGAAGCAAGAAACAGGTGTCAATATCGGAGACTTACGCCGAGATTTATCAACCATTCAGTTAGGCACAGACCAGATGAAAGCCTACTGTGAAACCAACGGGTTTGAGATCGTCACAGGGCATCCTTTGAAGAAGTATGACATTGTAGTAATGCAGCTAGGCAGAGTCGAGCTTCCCAATCATGTCGCTGTCTATATTGGCGGGGGACAAATAATTCACCAAGTCATTCACAGAGCCTCTACGACCGATGTTTATGGCGGCTATTGGGAAAAACATACCGTTGCAATTTTAAGAAATAAGGTAATATCAGGGAAGGAGACAAAACAATGAGAGTAGATATTCGCTTGCATGGAAAATTGGGGAAAGAAATAGGAGAACACTGGCAACTTTATGTCAACTCCGTGGGAGAGGCTATGCGTGGCATAGAAGCCAATAGCAAGAAGTTGTTCCAATACTTTTACGAGTGCGAAAAAGATGGAGTTGAATACCGCGTGCTAATTAACGGGCGTGACCATACGGACGACTCCGATCTAGTTGTTAGCCGCAAAACTTTGAGAGAAATAGACATTGTTCCTGTTCCCGCAGGAGCGGGCGGCGGTAACGGTGGAATGTTTAAAATGATTATCGGGCTTTTTCTCGTCATTGTAGCTTCCGTAGTCACTTTTGGCGTAGCCGCTCCAGGTGCCATCGTAGGTTTTGCCTCCTTCTTTGCCACAATGGGAACTGTTTTTGCTATGAAAGCTGTTTTCATGTTTGGTGCAGCTTTGCTGCTTGGTGGACTTTTTGAGCTTGTGTCAGGCTCACCAAAAAGTTCAAACGGAGGTAACAACGATATGGGTAGTGGTGAATCGGAGAAAGCCGAGCTTGCGCCTTCTTATCTTTTCGGAGGAGCCGTGAATACCGCCAATCAGGGCAACCCTATTCCTATTGGGTATGGGCGGCTCCGTATTGGTAGCCAAGTTATCGCAGCAGGAGTTCGTTCAACGGCCATCCCTGTTTAATTTAGACCTAAATTATGGAAGAGTATAACGAAAGTCTCGCACCACAGCTAAACGACTTAATAGGGGCGGGCGGTGGTTGTTTCCACGAAAACACGCCAGTCTATACGCTCAAAGGCTACCGCCCTATCTGCCAGCTACAAGCAGGTGACGCCATTTACAGCTTCAACGAGTTTGGCAAAATAGAAGAGGATGAAATTGAGCAAGTTCTTGTCCACCCTAACCAAGCTTTAGGTTTGTTCAGATTTTGGGGCGGTAAAGTCTTAGTCACACCTATCCACTGGTTTTTGTCTGACCGCAACTCCTTCAAAGAAGCCCAAGCCTTTGATGTTCACCGCTGCGTAATGGATGTCGAAGGTGGCTTACGCTCGTTCCACTCATACACGCCTAATGTTGAAGAAGGTGTAACCGTCTATAACCTCATCGTAAAGAAGAACCATACCTACATCGCAGGTGGTTTGAGAGTCCATAACGGCGGTGGAGGAGGTGGAGGAGGTAAAGGCTGTTTCAGTTTTGATACTCTCATTGAAACCCCAATGGGAGATGTGCCTATTTCTTCTTTGAAGAAAGGAGATAAAGTTTTTAGCTTCGATGAAAAAGAGAACAAACATATAGACTTCGTGGATGAAGTTTTAGTCCACGAAAACGAAGTTTTGGGGCAGTTTGAGTTTAACGGTGGCAAAGTCCTCGTGACTCCTATCCACTGGATGCTATCGCACAACAACTCCTTTACCGAAGCCCAAGGATTTAGCTCTAAACTTTCTGTCGTTAATGCGAAAGGGTATTTACAAGCCTTTCAGCACTATACCCTTATAGAAGGTCGGCATACTGTCTATAACCTTTTAATTAAGAAAAACCACACCTTCATTGCGGGTGGGCTAAGAGTCCACAACGGAGGAGGAGGCGGCGGGGGCGGTAAAAGCGGTGGCAATGATGGCGGTATGTCTTCGGCTAGGGAAGTCCACGAAGACCCCGAAAGTTTGCGGTCAAGGTCTTACGCACGAGTAATTGATGCTTTGTGCGAAGGGGAGATTGAGGGGCTTGTAGATACTTACGGCACAGTCCAGTCAGGAACAAATGTCGCTAAAGGTGTCTATGTTGACGGCGTTCCTCTGATGGGGTCAGACGGAGTTTGGAACTACGCAGATGTGCTTATTGATTACCGCACAGGAACCCAAGATCAATCCGCTTTTGCAGGAGTTGTAGGAACTGAATCCACCACTAATTTAGGCTCTCGTTTAAGGACTCCCGCAGGAGGAGCCGTCCCACTCTACTATGCGTGTATCAACCCCGAAGTAGATGAAGTGGAGTTTGGAATTAGAGTCGCTTCGTTAGTTCGCCAAGACAAAACGACGGGCGATTTATTTGGGTCAGAAGTTTCTTGGCAAGTTGACTATAGGATTAACCAACAAGTTTGGCTTCCTGCGTTTACTTCTACCGTGTCGGGCAAGACTTCTTCGGCCTATATGCACTCCCAAACCTTTGCCATCCCTAAAGGAGGCATTATTGGCGGTATCAGCTTGATAGAGTTTAGGCTGACGCGTATTACGCCTGACTCAACTTCAAGCTCTTTGCAGAATGAAACTTATTGGGATTATGTAACCGAGCGGATAAACGCAAAGTTTAAATATCCCAATACCGCAATGGTTGGTATTCAAATCAACGCCGAGCAATTCGCTTCTATTCCATCGAGGGCGTTTGACTGCAAGCTTTTGAAAATTAAAGTTCCTACCAATTATGACCCTAGCTCTCGTGCTTATACAGGCATTTGGGACGGCTCTTTTAAAGTAGTGTGGTCAGACAACCCCGCTTGGTGTTTTTATGACCTCGTAACTAACTCCCGCTACGGGCTAGGCGATTATTTTCCCGCAGACACTTTAGACAAGTGGACGCTCTACACAATAGGGCAATACTGCGACGAATTAGTTCCTAGCGGCTACGGTGGAAACTTTGAACCCCGATTCACTTGTAACCTTTATCTTCAAACGAGAGAGGAAGCTTACAAAGTTGCAACGGATATGGCTTCCATTTTTAGGGCGATGCTTTATTGGGGAAACAATACCTTAATTCCATCCCAAGATCGCCCAAAACAGCCCCTTGTCCACTTCCACGCCGCCAATGTTAAAGACGGACGGTTTAGCTACACAGGGTCAGCCAAACGCGCTAGGCACACTTGCGCCCTCGTTGCGTGGAACAACCCCATCACAGGCTACGCTCGTGAAATCGAATATGTAGAAGATGTTGACGGTATTAACCGTTTTGGGGTGCGAGAGGTCGAAGTAGCCGCTTTCGGTTGCACCTCTAGGGGACAAGCACACCGTTTAGGAAAGTGGATTCTATACACTGAACGAAAAGAGTCTGACTTGATTACCTTCCGTGCTGGTATGGAAGGGATGTTTTTGAGACCTGGTGACTTGTTCAAGGTTAGTGACTCTTTCCGTGCGGGAGTGATTAACGGCGGGCGTATAATGGGTATTGCCAGTGATCGCCTAAGTATCACTTTAGACCGCCCTTTGCCTTTAGTGGCAGGAGCCACTTACACTCTTCATGTTCAATGCCCACAGGCGTTTGTCCCTTATGATGTCCCTTTGACCGATTCAACTCAAGCGGAACTCCGTAGGACAGCACAGATCGTCACGCGAACAGTTTTGACTCCTTCCCAAGAGGGAACTTACATCCTAGCCTTTGCGGAAGCGTTGCCTTCTAATGCCGATGTCGGAATGATATGGACAGTAGAAAGCAGCGAAATTTCAGCACAGTTGTTTAGAACGCTCACGGTAGAAGAAATTGCCGCTCACGAGTTTGAAGTCACAGGGATGCAATATGACCTCAATAAATTTGCGGAAATTGAGCAAAACATCGTATTTGACCCTTCCCCTATCTCGGTGTTGCCAAATCAACTCCTAGCCCCTGAGCCGCCCACTAATTTAGCCGTTGTTCAACGCATTGAAACCTCTTTATTCGCCCCTACAAAGCTTTTGTTAGATATTACATGGGACAGGGTAGATAATCCGCTCGTTTCGGGCTATCTGGTTTATGTCAAACGAACAGGAGATAACCGCCGAGTCTTGGGAGAGTATCAGGACAACTCGGCTATTTATGAAGTCACGCAGCCCGGTGAATACACGGTGGAAGTTCAAGCCGTCACCCGTTTTGGTAAGCGGTCTAAAAGCATTTATTTGACGACTACCGTAGCCAACCAAAATCCCGCCCTCGCCCCTTCGGTGACTCACTTAGAAATCTACGGGCAAGGGAATGATACAGAGTTTTTAACAAGAGATGTCCGTTTTACTTGGATGCTTTATTCTCCCTCTTTTGGAGAAGACTTGACAGTGAACCCCCTTTCAATGGGAAAGAAAGACCCCTACTTTTCGCACTTCATTATCCTTGTTCGAGACTCTACTAGCGGGGTTGTAGTTAGAACTGTCGCTTGCGATGTTTCGGAATACACTTATTCTTTCACAGACAATTTTTCAGACCCTTCGGGGCCTCGTAGGTCTTTCATCTTTGAAGTGTATGCCGTAGATATTTTTGGGGCTTGGTTAAACCCTGCCACGATTACCGTTGCCAACCCACCCCCTGCTTTGCCGCAGTTTGTGGAGCTTTCTTCCTTTGCAGGAAACATCGTTTTTAAATGCGCCCAAACTCCTAACGTGGACTTTAAAGGTTACTTGGTTTGGATTAGTTCTTCTAGCGGTTTTGACACGCAGCTTCTTCTTCCCGCTTATGAGGGAGCCAACAACCCCGCTTTAATCCCGATAACGGACGAAGCCGTTTACTACATCCGCTTTGCCGAGTTTGATGTTTTTGGAAAAACCGATCTCATTATTTCGGATGAAGTGAGCCTGTATGCTTCTTTTCGCTTAAACCCCTTCCCACCCGCTTACCCCAAGAATTTAGCTCTAAATTCTTTGTTGGTGTCCCTTGTTGGCGTGCCTCCCTACGCCGCCATTACCGCCACATGGGATGCGAACACAGAATCCGATTTATCCGTTTATGAAGTTTCCGTTTCTGACAACGGGGGCATTTCTTGGATAAACACCGTAGTTCAAACGCCCACTTATACCTTTGAAGGAACCCCAGGACTCACTTATCGAGTTCAAGTGAGAGCGACCAACACTTCGGGCGTAACTAGCCCTTACTGTCCCTATTTGGACATCATAGCGACTCCCGATGCCGAATCCCCTGATAGCATAACGGGATTGACTTCGGCGACTTCTTTCAATCAAATCTTCTTGAGTTGGACAAATCCTACCGCCAATGATTTTCGGTCAGTCGAAGTTTGGGAAGCCTCCGCTGACGACTTTACGCAAGCCGTCTTAAAAGCAGACACTTCTAGCGGCTACTTTACGATGCCCGCCCTCACGGACTCGACTCACTATTTTTGGCTCATCGCAAAGGACTTTTCTGCCAACGAGTCTGCGCCCGTAGCGAGCGGGGCTATCGTGACGGGCAAAATCGAGAATAAGGATTTGAGCGACTTTGCAATTAACGCTTCCAAGATGTTCACGAGAGCGATTGTCTTGGACGGAGACAGCTGGACAAATCGCTCGCCCGACCCTTCTTCTATTTCATGGAATGACCACTCGGTTTATTATGCGGGAGTCAAATATGACATCCCTGCTGCTTCGACTTCGGATAAATATATCTGGTGGAGCTTATCTGACGGGCTTTATCACACGGATAACGCTTATCCTGTTTTGGGCGATGACGAGTTCATGGTAGCTACGAATGTTGACGGCTATTATGACTTGGCATGGAACGCTCTCGCTAATGCTGTTATCGGAAGTGCCTACATTCAAGACGCGGCTATCAACAATGCAAAAATTGCCGACCTTGCCGTAGATGCTGCCAAGATTGCAGACTTGGCGGTGACGACGGCTAAGATTGATGACTTAGCTGTAACGGATGCCAAAGTAGAAAGTCTTTCTGCTTCCAAGATTGTGATTGCGGGAACAACTACGCTCGCTGATTGGAGACACGGAGCCGACTTAACCAAGATAGACGGCGGGACGATTGCCGCCAATACGATTGCCGCCAACTCTGCCACTTTCGGTTTGAGGGGCTTGGATGTTTCAGGGCTACAATTTGAGTGCCAGAAAGACAGTAATGGGATACCCACAGACACTTTAGGTTGGACAGCAGGTAGCGTGTCCTATGTAGATAATGACGGAAATCCTGTTGTCAAAAATATCCTTTCGGGAGAAACGACAAGTGCCTCTCTTGTCTTCGTTTATTATGACAACACTTTACCTGACGGGAGTGCTTTGGGAGTTACCCCTGACCCCGCCGTAGCTTATGGGGCAGACAAAATCGTTCTCGCCACTTTTGCGGGAGGATTGAACCTTAATGCCACTTATGGGCGCACAAAGATTGACGGTTCTCAAATCATTGCAGGCTCCGTTACTTCTGATTTGATTAGGACAAACACTTTGAACGCAGAAGTGATTCAAGGCGGCACGCTGGACATCAACAAAATAAACGCCGACATCGCTTTGACGAAGGATTTGATTATCGGAGACGCTTTAGGGGACGGAGCTATTCGTTCCAGAAATTACGACCCGTTAGCCGACCCATTAGCTCGCCAAGGCTTCATTATTGACGGTAATGGTAATGCCGAGTTCTATAACATGAAAGTGCGCCAAGATATTGTCGGCGGCACGATTAAGATAGGACTTGCGCCAGAAGGTAACTTAGATGGCGACCCCAATACAGGGCTAGGCGTAGATGCTTACGGCAACTTCTGGATAGGAAAAGCTGACTATGCCACCGCCCCTTTTAGAATTAGCAAAACGGGCGAGCTTTATTTCGAGCTAGTTAGCCCGTTGATTCCGCAGTCGGCTAGAGAAGATTTGATTAAAGGCGTTCAATGTCAAATTAGTTTCGGGATCACTCGTCCCCAACTAAATGCAGTTTATTATCTTATCGTTAATTCGTTGTTTAAGTTTAAAATAACTCACTTATACGCTTCGGGAGGAGACGGACATTATTGGAGTAACGGAGGAAGTATAGGCACGCCGTATCTTGAAGGAGGAGCCTTCTACTTAGTCGCAACCGCACGGTCATCGAATCCTTTATATGGGAGAGTGGGATACATCCGCTGGTAATTTATGCCCTTTTGTAATTCTACTCTGTTTGAATTTTGGCGAGAGCGTTGGGAAGGTGTTATCTTTGACGGGCAGCTTTCTCCCGTAGATAGCCGACTTATCCGGGTAGATTATGTAGGTTTTAGTGATGAAAAGCCGTCGGTTCAAACTTATGAGGTTGTTGACGGAGCCTATGTTTGGTTTCCTACGGGAGAAGCCGGTAATACTTTTGCGCTTGTGCCTGTTTTGGAACCAATATATCGCGGAAGCTTTTCAGGAGTATATCCCCAGTATGGTTTAAAATATCAGTATAACTTTACGGTTCCTGAGCCAGCAGGTTGCGATGAAACTTGGCTGGAAGGTATCGCCATAGATACTTTTTACTGCGGAGAACCTTTTCCTATTCGTAATCCAGCTAATATGGGAGATGCCGACTTCAACTATTTTGGTGAAGGAGGTCGCCCTCACGGACATATAACAACGACTTTAGGGAGTATAGATGAGCGTCCTCGTAGCTCGTCAGGGTATATCTACCCTTATTTGGAAAATCTCGATAGGAACTATTATGGAGACGGCTTTCGTTGGACTGCGAACGCGTATGGGTGGGAAGGTATTCCCGTGTATATCTATATCAGTGGCGAAGTTCCAAGCGGAGCCGTCGTCACTATAACTTGGTATGCAGGTCTATATTATAGCTACTATCTAGGTAACTACCAAGCAAACGGGCTTCCTGCCGAACTACCTAAATTTTGGACAACCCTACGAGCGATTCCAAGAATCCCGTATAAGGGAGAGCAGTTTGTTCCTTAAAATTTAGACCTAAATTATTTGAAATGGACATTTTTATCAGCTAGGAGTAAAAGTTTATATGGCTCAAATAAAATCTGGAACCGTTAGGGTAACAAGTGGCAGTAGCTATGTCTATGGCAGCAGTAATGTCCAGTGGACGACTCTTTTTGCAGGAAGTTTGTTCACCGTAGAAGAACACGACCCCTCTTACCAAGTTGCCTCTATTACGGCAAATCCTCCCGCCGTTTCGGTAACAGCCGTTCCCGCAGACTCCCAACTCGTTTATTCTGCCGCCCACGGAATAACTTCGGGCAGAGAAGTCGTTCTTAAAGGAACCGCCGCCCCCGCAGGACTAGGGTTAGAAGTCCAGTATTTTGCTTATGCTTTTGCCGCAGATAAAATAACGCTACACACGACTTACGCCAATGCGCTGACAGGAGCCAACCCTGTTCTATTTACAACAGCGGGAACTTCCGTTGCCGTAGCCGAAACTCCTTGGCTTACTTTGACCGCCCCTTATGGTGGAGATTCGGTAATAACTAAAAAGTATGCGATCACCAACTATTTCACCCCGCACTTTAGTCTGCCTTTACTTTCCCAAGGAGACTTAAATTCGCCCACGGTTATCAATCGGGCGATGACGATTATTGACGAATACTTGTCCTATGCCGTTATTGCGGGACATCCTTTGATTGTTTCGACTGATTACACTATTCTGCCAGACGACTTGACGGTATTAGTTAGCGGCGCAGCTACTATTACTCTTCCCGTTGCCTCTAGCCGTTTGAGGACAGTGACGGTTATCAATCTAAGCAATTTTCCCGTTATTGTCGCAGCGAGAGGCGGCGATTTGATTGAGGGCAACCAAGCCATAACGCTCCAGCCTTATGAGGGCAGAACCTTTAACTCAGTATCCAATACCTACTACATTATTGGCGGCATTTTTTCCCTAGATGCTCAAATTGCTAGAACAGGTAGAATTGCAGAAGCGTGGACAGCCCTTAACATCGTTTTAGCCTCTTCGGTTAGTGCAGCTACTTCTTATGGGCTATCGTCTTCCGTTGGAGTTTCAACAGAGTTTGCGAGAGCCGACCACACGCACGGAACCCCCTCCTTAGCCGCCCACGGAGTCGCCAGCAGCCTTTTGCCACCTAAAAGCGATGACCCACGCCTTTCTGATGCTAGGACTCCCCTAGCGCACGCCAGCAGCCATTTAAGCGCGGGTAGCGACCCTATTGCGCTCGCTACGCCCTCAACCGCAGGGTTAATGTCTGCCGCAGATAAAACCAAGCTTAATGCCGCCCTGACGGTTCCTTATTCTCACCCGACAAGTGACGGATACCACCATGTTCCTCCAACTGCCTCCCAAACTAGGAAATTCCTTGTTTGCAGCAATTTGACCGCAGAAAGCGAAAGCTGGGGCGCGATTCTTTGGAGTGATATAGGAAGCCTACCTTCTTCTTTTGCCCCTACGATTGGTGCAGGAGCCAATGAAGCGGTAGCAGGAAACGACCCCCGCTTAACCGACTCTCGTAATCCTTTAAGCCATGTTCTCGCCACAGGAACCGCTTTAGGGGGCGATCATACTATTTCGGGAGCCTCCGTAGGTTCTGTCCTTAGAGCGTCTTCTTCAACTTCCGCAAATTTTCAAAGACTTGTTTGGATAGACATAGATAGCAAGCCAGCGACTTTTGCGCCTATTATCGGAAGCTCGGCGAACGAAGCCGTTGCAGGGAATGACCCCCGTTTGACTAATGCGAGGACACCCGCTTCCCATGTTCTTGCCACTTCCGCAGGTTTAGGGAGCGAGCATACCGTAGCTGACCTCACGAGCGGAAATGTTCTAAAAGCGACCTCTCCAACTACCGCCGCTTTTAGTGCGCTTTTGTGGGAAGAAGTCGCCAACAAACCTTTGACTTTTGCGCCCATTATAGGGGCAGGAGCTACCGAAGCCGTAGCGGGAGACGACTCCCGTTTAACCGATGCCCGATCTGCAACGGGAACTCCTTTAAGCGCGGGAAGCCTTTGGTTAGGTAATAGCTCCGACCTTGCTACCGTAACCGCTATTTCGGGAGACATTACGCTCGATAGTGCAGGAGTCGCCACGATTGGTTTAAACCGTGTGGGTTTAACTAAGATTGCCGCTGGACTCGCAGGTAGCATCCTTGTGTATAGTGCGTCAGGACAAGCTACGGCACTCCCTCCCTCAAATACCGTAGGTTCTTTACTTATTTCAAACGGAACAGGAAATGTCCCTGTTTGGGGAGATGCTTCCATTATTCCTACGCAAACTTCTATTGAGATTAGCTATCTTGCACTAGAATATAATAGTTACACTCTGACAGGGTATAACCAGCAAGTTGTTGCTTTTAACGGTTATTCAGCCGCCCCAAGTTGTATCTTTACCGAAGGCTCTTCTACGGAGTTTTCGCTTGTTCCGAATATCCCCAACTACGCAGGGATTCGTATTAAGTTTACAGAAGAAGTTAATCCAGAGCTTCCCGTAGGACTCAGCTACGACACTTACTACTTTTTGTCAGGAACAGCAAGTGCCGCCAAGCTGCATCTTACACGAGCAGATGCTTTGGCCGCGATAAATCCCGTAAGCTTTACGCCGATAAGCCTCACTTGTTACTTTGTAAAAACTGTAAAAATTATTGCAGCAAACAGTAGCATGAAGCAAGTGGTGCTAGTCTTCTGTAACTGTGAGTGGGAAATACTCGCTAACAGCGGTATTTCCTTTTATTCTGGCGGGCAGAACATTCCCGCAGCTACCCACCGCTTGCGCTCGCTAGGCGAAAATACGAGCATCACGCTAAGATATGTGTCAGGAGCTTCCCTTCTCCAAGTTGTTTCTGTTACAGGCACTCAAGAAATCGTAGGTATCAATGAATAATTTAGACCTAAATTTATGAAAACGAGTCAAACGAATCTTCTGGAAGTTCTTAAACTGGATAGTCTTACACCTATTCAGTTGACCGACTTACTTGTAGTTTACTCAGGAAATCAGCTTTATCGAGCGACTGTTCTTGAACTCATTACTACTCTTTCCCAAGAAGCCGCCGCTTCGGGAAAGATACCGAGAGCCTTGGGAACAGGAAAGCTAGACGCTTCTTGGCTCCCTGTGGGCGGCGGGGGAAGCAACGAGTATGAAAACGCGGTTCAAGTGCCTGTTAGTCTAGGGGGCGTAGATGCAGGGACGACCTTTCCGCTTGGGACGACAGTTCAAGATGTTTTGACGATGCTTTTGTATCCGTATGTCTCCCCGACTATTTCGGCTTTCTCTTTTGAAGACTCAGGGCTTTTTCCTTTAGAAGTAGGAGCCACCTATGACGGAGGCGCAGCCGTTACCTTCAACTGGACGACAACTTCGCCTAGCAACATTGTTGCTGCTTCGGGAGAGCTTAAAGATTTGACAGATAACATCAGTAGGGCTTCGGGACTTAATGATACGGGAACAACTGATTGTAATTTGCCGCAAGTTGTCAAAACCGTAGCTGCTTCTCACCAGTGGCAGCTAAAGTTTTCTCAAACAGAGGGAGCAGATATTACCCGCAGCTTTTCTGTTTCGTGGCAATGGCGGGTTTATTATGGGACTTCCGCAAATGCTTCTTTGACCGAAAATCAAATTGAGGCATTAACCAGTGCGCCTTTAAAAGCTGCCGCTTCGGGAAGCTACTCTTTTGCCGCTGGAAATTACAAGTGGCTTTGCTACCCGACCGCGATGGGTTTGAGAACTTCTTTTATTGACCCCCAAACAAATTTTGAGGTTTCGATGGAACCTGCCACTACCGTCTCAGTCACCAACACCTACGGCGTTACCACGAATTATTACTGCCACCGCACAACGAATACTTTAGGCGGAAGTTTAACCATCAATGTAGGATAATTTTATGTCTGTAAGAGTAACCGACTTTATTTCGACTACCGACCCCGCAGATACTTACCCTACGCATAAAGCGGAAATGGGTAAAGGCGGGCATCGAACCGTTGCTTCCCTTGTAGATAGAGATGCTATTTCAGCTACCAGAAGAGAAGAAGGCATGACGGTTTATGTAATCGCCACCGCAACCACTTACCGCTTAGGAGCAAACCTGACCAGTTGGACTGCCCTTATAGACGGCGGCGGGATGCCTAAGTTTTCAGCAGATTTTGGGGACGAGGTTAATTCCGTGTTTGATATAACCCACGGATTAGACAGCGAAGATATTTTTGTTCAAGTTTGGCGTAAAACCACGAAGTCTTTAGACTCGCTTGTAGGTGTCCGTATATTGGACTCCAACCAAGTTCGGCTTGACCTTGGGGCAGAAATACCTAGCTTGAATGAAATGACGGTTAAAATATCGAGATTCTAAAATTAAACAAAGGAGAACTTTATGCCTAAGGCACAGTATGACATCACGGCTCAACAGCGTGGAACCAATCAAGACCAACCGATAACATGGAAAGCAAGCGAAACGATAGGAACCGCAAAGCTGCTCGCCATTGATGCTTCGGGCGCACCTACGCTCGTTAATATCCCGACCTCGACTGTAATCAATGTCAACTTCGAGAAAACATTGTTTGTCAACCCTACGGCTCCTAATGCGACCGACACTCGTTCGGGAAATGCCGCTGACAAATACGATGCGAACTACCCGTTCGTTACGATGGAGGCTGCTATGAACGCAGCAGTCACAGGAGACAACCTGTTTATTGGTGGTGGCGACTACACTTGGACGCTCACCGCAGCTAAAGACTACTCGGCGAAAGTCGTTGATTGGCACTTCGGCGCGGGGACTAGCTTCACAGTGGCGGGCAGTTACGCGCTAACCCACAACGGAGATGTTTATGGGGATTGCGGGGCGTTCACCGTTACCGCTCCTGCCTATACTAATGAAAAACTAGGGGGAGCCAGTTTCTCCGCAGACTCCTTAGTTGCTAACGGAGCTTTCACGCTCACAGGCGGTAAAATCGCCTTGAGGGGAAATCTTTCAGGAACAGGAGAAGTTCTAGCAACTAAGCTCACTTGTGCCAACATCACAGGGACATCGAGTTTAGGACTTTCAATCTCAGATGTTAGCTGTTACGACATCACTTCGCCTACATGGGTGATTGATGCTACGATCAACTGTCACAACATTACGGAAGTGAACGGTGACACTAATACTTATCCTTTTCTTATGATCAATGCGAGCGGTGTTATTGGTAACATTGATAACCTAGAGGGGTTGAACCTTGTTGCCTACTCTGTGGGGAACATCAGCGATTCAGACGCTATGTTAGGCAGCGTTGTTATAGACTCTCAAAATTCGATAGGAACTATCTCTGCCCAAACCGCAATCTCTATTATTACAGCTAAGTGCGGAAACACTTGCGGCAACATCTCGCTCGGCGTAGATGCAATTTGTGTAGTGAAGCTCATCGGCGGCGACTTTGGTAATGTTGGCAACGAGAACTTCGGAGCAGCTTCGGTCAATTACGCTTGTGAAAGCGTGGGAGATGTTTATGCACAATCTCACTCTGGAAAAGTTGATTCGGCTGGCAACTTGCTTGGCATTGCTGCCTCTAGCATTGAGGCAGCAACCGTTTCAAAGTTTAGTGCAAACTCGGTAACGCGGTTAGACACAAAGAATGTCTCAAACTCCAGAATCGAAACTCTCGGAACTCTGAACATCTCGGATATTTCGGCTGCGCCGACCATCAAACTTGAATGCAACCGAATCACCAATCCCGTTGCGGTTGATTTTACGAACGGAAACCAAAGCGGAGCGTCCATTGACATCTCCGCAAAATACATCGGCGGCTATGTCACGGCTGGTCAAGACAACAACCAGGACGCACACACTGTGGTTTTGCGCGGGGCGGCTATCGCGGCTCAACCCGTCTTGGCTCCCGGATGCGCATTGCACCTCTACAACTGCTACATCAAGAGTTCTCAGACAACGGCTCTTGGAGTTGACTACTCCCCAGCAGACGAAACCAGCATCTTCGCTACGGTGACTCGTGAGCGTTCGGCTACGCATTGCACCCTTGAGCTTGCAGACGCTTCCACCTTCACGGCTGGGGACAAAGTGAGCGTGAGACTCACAGGCGGGACGGGCTACAACTCAGCAATCGGAACTGACATCGAGGACGGCATCGTGACGCTGACCGCCGCCGATGCGACTACGATAACCTACCTAGCAACGAGCGGCTCCACGCCAGAAGCCAACACCGCAGATGTTGGTGGGCAGGTGTATAAAGCCGTTGAAAATGTCTCGGTGCGTGCTTACCAAGGCGCGACTGACAAGCCTCTGTATAGCGCGTGTGTGGTTGGATTGATTGACTCGTCCAACACAATCTACGACGCTGACATGCTTCCAGTCTAACAGCTAATCAAAACAACTCCCCTCTTGCAGTATAGAGGGGAGAATTTTGGAGAGAGTTATGATTGAAGCAAATGATGGTATTTGGAGTAAGCGAAATTCTGACAACACTTCTGACGAGCGGGTAGCCGTTAAAGATGTTGACGGAAAGTTTTTGAAGTTCGGCGCTAACGGCGTTCCTCTTGCTTCCAACTACGGAGATAGCGATATTCTTGTGAAAGAAGCGGGAGTCCTCACGCAAGGCGAATACGGGGTGACGGAGCAAGTCGAATGGGATATTGCAGAGAAAGGATGGCGTGCCATTCTTGATCTGGAATATGTCAACGGAGTTTCCAATCTCGACAACTACCTCTTTTTCATCAACGCCGCTTCTGGCGCAACTTACGAATTGCTAGTGCGGAATGTCAGCGGCACGACTTCGGTCAACTTGATTCTTGGCGGGAATGACTACAACCTTTTGACAGGAGCAACCGCAGAAACATTTTCGCTTGCTCCAAACAAGGTTATCACGATCAAGCTTTCATGTGACGGACTCAATTTTTATTATGTCTGGAATGATGGGATTATGCCCAAAGCCACGGCAAGCGATTCTACGAAAATTGCCACGATTGATGCAGAGGGCAAAGTAGTCGAAAGCACCGAAAAGTTAGTAGGCCGACTTGTTAGCCAAGCTTCCCACGGTTTTGTTGCGGGAAATGTTCTCTATTTGAACGGGGGCGTCTGGACAGCCGCCCAAGCCGACACAGGCGCAAAAGCAGAAGCCGTCGGGGTTGTAGAGAGTGCCACCACAAATACTTTTATCCTTAAACGGACGGGAGAAAGTATCACGCTTTCTGGCTTAACAGCAGGAGCCATAGCTTACTTGTCCCAAACGACCGCAGGAGCTTTCACTTTCACGGAACCAACTTCGGGCATTTCCAAGCCTATTTTGATCGCAGAAAGCACCACAGTTGCAACCGTTCAAATCATGCGTGGCGTTGACCTTTCCACAAGCTCCATCGGGGGTAAGCAGACAATTAGCATGAACGCTGGCGGGATGACCTCACAAAACACAAACGGAGCCGCCGCAGGTAGCATAGAGCTTGCTACGAACAAGCAGATGATTGTATCTTTTGACTTCGATGCGGCTACCATTGAATATATCCAGTTTAGCGCAGTTATGCCGAAGTCTTGGGATGTCGGAACCTTTACCGCTTTCTTTGTTTGGAGC